GTTAAAACAGGGACAAATATTGTTGTTGATGAAACCAAATATGGAAGATGTAACCGTCAGGATGCTTGTCGTTATCACCTTTACCCAAAATTGGGTAAGGATGACATTGAGAGTTCGAGATATGTACCACCAGCACCCGAAGAGATCAAGCCTTTGGATTTTGTAAGTAAAGACTTGATGCAGGCAACGTTCAATGAATTCAAGAGTAATACATTTTTCATCTATTTAGTTAGATTATTCGGAATAGATGAGGCTTATCAGTTACAGGAGACGTACAATTTAGGCACGGCAAAAGGTGGCGGGGTGGTATTTTGGCAGCAGGATAGGGAGCAGAATATAAGGACTGCAAAAGTGATGTATTACAACTCGAATGGTAAGCGCAATAAGGATAGAATGAGCTGGTTTGTCCACAAAAAGATAAGCGAAGAATTTAATTACCGTCAATGCTTTTTCGGGCTTCACCTGACAACACCTGATAAGCCTGTTGCTCTTTGTGAGAGTGAGAAGACGGCTATCATCATGAGTGTTTTTGAGCCAGGGTACACATGGATAGCATCGGGAGGAAGCGAGATGCTCAATGACGAACGATTGCTTGAATTACCACGATTGGATAAGGTGTTCGCTGATAACGGTCAGTTCGAGAAGTGGGAGCGAAAAACAAGGGCGTTTGAGCCTGAAATGGATATATCAGTTGATGAGGCGGTTAAAAATGGGATACTGAAAGAGGGGGACGATATATTAGATTTATATTTGTCAACTGAAAATATTAATAAGTTAATTTTAGCTGTTTAGTTTGGTATATCGAAATAAAAGAGTATATTTGTAGTTCATCATAAAAGAAGTAATAATCTATGACATGGCAAGGAAGAAGTTAGAACAAGAATTGGCAGAACAGGTACAGTCGGAAGAGCACACCAACGGCACTATCAAGCATGATTTTAAGAAGATAGCGGAGATAATGTTCTGGACGCCAGCAAAAGGGGAGAGCTATGAGAAATTGTTTATGCGGATGGGCAAGTCAATGTTCGATTTACCGCATCACGAGATAGTCGATATAGTGCATGCCGGGGGGCTTCAACAGTGGGCGGAGACGTTAAGGGTTGATTCACAAAAGGAGTTATACGATAGGCTTTTTAACGCCATGCGTCGCACGATTGTTGACCCAGCTTTTCAGGATAAAAAAAAGATGGAGGAGTTTCCTCCGCTAACCAATTTTTATTATCTGGCGCAAACACTTGATAGGAGGGGTAAACAACACTCAGAGGCGGAAAGCATATCCGAAGTAACTTGGGACACAATATTAGCACGTAAATTTTTGGATGAGAGGGTAGCCAAAATGTTTGAAAATGAACCTAACAAGCAGAAATTCAAGGAGGCAAGCGAAAAAGCAAAGGCTATTTGGGGATTCTCCGACAAGGATATTGACGCACTAAGATATTTCGTTTGTCAATCCAGGCACGAGAATCATAACCCATCAATGAATAAGTCAATTTACCTGTGGGGTGCGGAGAAGCAGACAGGTAAGACAACTATCGCGAGGGCGATAGTAACTATTCTGAACGGTGATAAGTTTGATAATTTTGGGAGGTATGAAAGTAGTCTAAAAGCTGAATTGCAGTACAATGATCACGAACTTCCATTGTCTGCTTATTGTAATGCGGTGTTATTAGATGAGGCAATGCCGAAAGATGCGAGTAAAACGTACGGAGGGGTGAAGCAGGCGTTGACGTCGAATACATCAAGGTATAACCAAAAATATAAAGCAATCAAAACAATACCTGTTAAGCGTTATTATTTCTGCACCTCGAATGAGCCAGCGACCGATTTTATTCAGGATAAGAACGAGAGACGTTTTTACGTCATTGAAATGAATAAAAAGCCTAAACAAATATCATTCAAGGAAATTTACAGTATCTGGAAGGACTTTTGCATAAATGCAGAACCTGAACAAGATTGGCAGGAGTGGTACAATTCATTTGAATTTGCAGATGGAGCAGGGACAAGAGATATGAATGAGGTAATAAATGAGTTGATTTTGCGCAGGGAGGAGTTCTTTCCTGACGGTAAAACGTATGTCACACCCGTCCAAATAGCACGGTTGATCTACAAGAACGAGCCATCAATTTCACAGAAGCAAGCGGTCCGCTCGGCGATGGAAGAGATATTCAATGATTTCAGGGTGGCAAGCAATCCATCAAATTACAGGACATCTGACTGTTATTCAAAGGCTTTAGAGTTATATAATGAGTTAAGCTTCGAGGATAAGCAGAACGGAAAAATAACGGAGGAGGTAGAGAATGATTTACCATTTTAAAAGTAAGATAATATGAAATTTGAACAATTAGGAAATATAAAGTTGCACAACGGCGATTGTATGGAAGTAATAAAAGGCATGCCAAACAGAAACATTGATCTTATCATAACAGACCCGCCATATAAATTTGAGAATAAGGGTGGAGGTTTTTTTGCTAAGAATAATTTAACACAGAGAACTTATTTGGATAATCTAAGAAACATAAAATGTACCGAATTTGAACCTTTGCCTTTTTTGGACATATTAAAGGATAAACTAAAAAAGTTCTATGGTTATTTTTTTTGTAATAAGTCATTAGTTGAAGATTATATAAGATTTGCGAGGGATAATAAATACATTTTTGATATTCTCGTTATGGCAAAAAGCAATCCTATACCATCATATAATAATCATCATTTATCTGATTTGGAATATGTGATTATGATACGTGAAAATGGAACATATTTTTCAAAACATAAAAATATAGACGATTTTAGAAAATTTTATTTAAAAAGTAGTAAAAAAGGAATGCACCCTGCTGAAAAGCCTGTCGATTTAATAGAAAGATACATAAGAACTTCTTCTAAAGAGGGCGATGTTATTTTTGATCCATTTATGGGCAGTGGTACAACGGGTGTTGCTTGTGTAAACACAAACAGAAGTTTTGTCGGGATAGAATTAGATAATAATTATTTCAACATTGCCAAAACAAGGGTAAATGATGTTTCAAAAGATAATCAATTAACACTATTTTGAATGGAACAATTAGGAAATATAAAGCTGTACAACGGCGATTGTATGGAAGTGATGAAAACATTTAAAGATAAGCAGTTTGACCTTGCTATTTGCGACCCTCCGTACTTCGATGGCCCAAATAAATTAGGATATTACGGGATGGATGTTTCCAGCACAAAAGTTAGAAGGAAAGCATACAATATAATTGCTTCATGGGATGTTCCCACGCAAGATTATTACGGTGAAGTTGTCAGAGTATCAAAAAATCAAATTATTTGGGGTATTAATTATTTCGATTTTGCGGGCGCGCCTACTGGAAGGATAGTTTGGGATAAAAAGAAAAATGAATCATGCTCATTTTCCGATGGAGAAATAGCTTCATGCTCGATGATTGAAACTGTAAGGTTTTTCCGATACACATGGGATGGATTTATCCAAGAAAACATGAAAAACAAGCAACAAAAAATACATCCAACGGAAAAACCGATTCAGCTCTATAAATGGCTACTCCAAAATTACGCTAAAGAGGGTGACACAATTTTAGACACTCATTTCGGGAGCTTGTCAATTGGAATAGCTTGTCACGATTTAGGTTTTGATTTAACAGCCATTGAGTTAAATAAGGATTATTACGAGATGGCAAAGAAAAGGTTAATTAACCATCAAAAACAATTAACACTATTCTAACAATGATTTACCATTTTAGCGCAAAATTCAAAGGTGATCCTCTCACCTATCACGGTGAGTTTGACACGATTTATGAGCCTGATAGGATAAATGATGCAGTCAAAGATAAGATATTAAGGCAGGCGAAAAACGAGCTACTCAATAGGATGCGGGGTGATTGGCAGAAGGAGGATAAAGACATAATAATGTATCAGGTATATACGCATAACCGACCGCTTGACTTGAAATTTAAAAACAAGGTTAATGAAGTGAGAGGTGGCGATGGGAGCGAGATAATGATTTTTGAGTATGAGAAAAAGTAGCAATAAAATGAGCAACCTAAAATTATATAACTACCAACAGAGAATAGTAGAATTTTGTAAAAAAGAACCGAGAGCCATTCTATCCGTGGGGATGGGCTTGGGCAAAACAGCATCCGTACTGCATTACATTAATGAGTTTAAACCAAAGTCATGCATCATCATTGCACCCAAGTTCGTGGCGAACCACGTATGGAAGCAAGAGTGCATCAAGTGGAATTTACACGAATTACATGATAAGCTGGTGATTTGCTGGCATTATAATAAGAAGAAGAGGTTAGAGATTATCCGTGAAGCGTACGACAATAATAAGTATCTTATCGTTACACGGGATAATGTAGGTGATATTTCAGATATGAAGCTGGAGTTCGAACTGCTGGTGATGGATGAATTGACATCATACAAAAATCATGCATCAGGAAGGAGCGGATCCGTTTATAAAATTAACGCAAAGCAGCGAATAGGCTTGACGGGTACTTTCATCACCAATTCAGCGATTGACATTTACGGACAATTGGTGGCTGTTGGGTTCGGGAATAATGCACCGCAAAAGGATATTAACAGAGGTTTTTATAGGTGGCGTGCGACACATTTCAGAGATGTCCTGGCGGGTGCTGGGTTGAAGTTTCAGAAGTGGCAAAACGTGACACCGTTGAAGGATATTATCGCACCATATAAGAAAAATATCTTCACACTTGATAGTTCCGACTGGTTAGAAGTACCAGAGGTATCATATATTCCTCATGTGATTGAATTGTCGGATCCTGAAATGAACGAATATTTGAGGCTCAACACGATGCTGTCAGTGCAGTTAAATGATGAGGTGATAGCGTTCACAGAGAATCAGAAGTTCGCAAAACTTCAAACACTGTGTAATGGCTTTGTTTATGTGGACGATGTTCATACAGGCTTACGAGAGGTTAAAAGGGGCGAGCACTCGACAAAGCTGGATGAGGTAGTGGAGTTTGTTGCACGAGCGGTATCAGAGGGTGAACAGGTGCTATTATTTTATGCTTTTATTGAGGAGCGTGAATGGATTTTAGAGAAGTTGAAAAAGGAGCATATAAAGTTTGCTGATGTTAAGGGTAAGAATGCTATCAATAAGTGGAACAGCAAAGATATAGAGGTTTTATTGGCCCATCCAAATTCCGCGGGACATGGCTTGAATCTTCATCTTTCTGGTGCTCGTATGATGGTGTGGTCATCACTTCCCTATGATGCTGAATTATGGTCGCAAGGTTGCGCAAGGCTTATCAGGCAAGGGCAGAAGAGGGGGGTGCAAATACATTCATTCATAGCAAAAAATACGGTGGAGGTGAAAAAATATAGCTCACTTCAAAATAAGCAAGAATTATTGCAGGAATTTATTGATTTAACAAAATAATCCCTGAATTAACATTATATTTAGTATTTATTAACATAATTAATTAGTGTTTTATTTTGGTATATCAAAAACATTCTGTATCTTTGTAGTGTTCAGTTAAACAAGTAGTAATAATCAAGAAAATG